TTTGTTAATATTAAATTTAGTTCTTGTCAAACTACTGTTGACAACATATTCCACTTTTTTGTGGACTTCAATAGGCTCCCCTACAAACTCGATTTTCCCGCTTTCGATTTTATAAGTTTGCTTATACATTTTACGATCATTATCTCCATTCTTTGAATAGATCAAACTATCGTCATACATTTCTTCCAAATAGCAATAAATATTACCACTATCCAATGAACGTAGTTTGTCATAAACCATGCTCATTTTTTCCTGATAACCTTGTTCAGAATGATTTCCTATTTGATTTATAGCATATCCAGCCAAACAAAGTTTACTAATCATTTCATACGGTTTCATATCTTCATCTTTTTTGTTAGCTCCTAATCCACAACCATCTTTACAACTACAAGCACCTACTTGATCTGGAAGTATTGCTAAATGATCTGGTCTGTGATTCATTGCAACTCCTATATATTCTTCCTCTTCATAAACACCTTTCTCCATTTTATTCTCCGTAAACATACCAAGACTCACTTCTACCTCTTTTGTTTCATTTATATCCTCCAATGTCTCTGGAGATACACTATTAAGCTTATCTTCATCGAACCATACCTCAGCTTTAAGCTTGTTATCCTCAACAGTAGTGTTATATACCCGACCTACTGTTACCTTGTCTACAACCTCTGGAGAATTAGCTGATATAGGATTTCCATCTTCGTCCTCAGGATGATAGATTACAACTGGTCTACCATTCCATGATTCTGGAAACTTTCCTAGTTCTGCAATTTCATGTAAAAGTGGTCCCTGACTTCCATTATGTACTCCCTCAACCATCATCACAACAGGAACCACTAAATGAGCTTTCTCCTGATGAACCACAAGCTTTACATCATATTCCAATACCTGTTTACTCTTATATGATGAATACACTCCTTTACTTTCATTAACGTTCATCACTACTCCATTAGCCTGTTTAATAGCAGATGTAGCAGCTTCTTTTTCAGACATTCCTTTTGCCATAAGTTTTTTTCTCACAGAATTAGCAATCCTTCTCCATTGAGCAGATTGTTTAGAAGTAAGTCCTTTTTTATGCTTTTTTACATCTTCATCCGTTTTCCAAGGCATAATTATTTTTTCCTATTCTTTTATTTATATTTTTGAAGTTCAGCTATCCAAGGAATCCAAGCACATCTGCACTGCGGGTGGAAAGGAATTAATCCACTTGCTTCATCTAATGTAAATATCCTTCCTTCCATTGGAGAACATTTTGAACAAACACGATCATCTCCGGCTGTACTCCACTCTGCTTTTGCACTTACTCCTTCAACTCCCCAATTCCTAAATTCTACTAAAGTTGCTTCAGCATGTGCTCGTATTACTTCCGTCCTAGCCAACATTATTGCTCTACGCTGAGCAGGAATAAATCTACCTAAAGTATCTGTAATTCCTAAATCCCCCATCTTTGTTCCATTTATAGTAGATACAAGTTTCCTTGCAAGTAACCTCATTCCATCACCGTCTGCAATGCCTTGTGCGAGCACTCTACTGATTTGCATATCCATAGCTGCCGTAATGCCTTTGAGGTCGTTAAACACCCTTGTAAATAGCAAACCAAGCCTATCTGCATGAGTAATGCCTTGCATAACTATATTTATCCCTCCGCTCTCATCTATTGTTGGAACATTATATCCTGCTTTCTTCAATTCATACCTTGCTCTAATAACTCCTCTTTTATATGAATCCGTAATATATAAATTTGTCCAAGCTGTTTCAATACTACTTCCTATTTGCTGATAAACACTAACTTCTAATATTCCTTTATCTACCTGTTCCCTTAACCACTTCATAAAGGCTTCAATCTTTTCTGCACTTCTCATATAAGCAAAGGCTTCCTGTTGAGCTGGAGTCATCTGCAATGAATGTAACTTTGGAGAAAGTCCAAAACAATCATTTGTAACTACTGATGTAATTATAACAGAAGACATCTCAACAAACCTACGTTTCATATTTGCTGCAAATGCGTTTCTGAGTCCAGTCGTTTTCGTTGGATCGTAATTCTTGACTTGTTGATATGTAAGTGCTTCTTCCATTTATTTCTTTCTCTTTTTATTCACACCTGCTTTTGGTATTGGTATTGGTTTTCCTGTAGGAATTGCTTTTACAGGTGGTTCAGGAGGAGCAGTTATATCCTTTATCTCCTCCATTAAATCTCTTTGTTCCTGTGAAATTCCTTCTCCAATCATCTTATTAGCTAAATCTATTTCTGCCTGTGAAAAACCAAGACATTTTTCTAAGAATAAACTTGGAGGAACTAAACCTTCTGCCATCGGATTAGTTGTGTACTCCCTAATTGCATTTGCCCTTGATTTACCAATCTCAACCCTTTCCTTCTCACTAACTGAGAATAGATCAAGCCAATCAACCTGATAATCTCCACTTTCAGGAGTTGGCAAAATTCCTAATTCAATCAACCTGTCAGCAAACACCCTTATGATATGTGGTTCTGCATGGTCTTCTCTTCTACTTTGAACGTATGTTTTCCATTCTCCTGAGTCCTGAGTACTTGCAAGTTCCCCTCTTTCACTACCACTTAATATCCTCTTTGGTATTCCTGTTACTGCTGAAATACAAGTCAATTGAATATCAAAATGATTATGCGGATCAGCTATTTGCTGTGCAAGTGCTTTTAATTCTACACCCTCATTTATAAGTATTCTTCTAAGGTTATTATCAAACTCATCAATCTGATCTTTTAAATCTGCTTTAGTGGTTTCAGTCATTGTATAATCCTTATCCACCATTCCCTGATAACCAGGACGAGCACCTTTCCAAAACATTTCAGCATCTCCACCTACCAACTTCTCAATATCCATCAACCTGTTGAATACAGATTCCAACTTAGGAATACCCATCACTTCTGATTCCAAATGATCTTCCAGTATATGTAATATCCTTGTGTAATGCACCTGTACGATTGAAGAACTTGCAGCATTTCCTACGACATCAGCAACCTCAATAGTATAAATTAAAGGCATCCCATATCTAGAATTACTTGGATTAGTTTCATAAGTGGTAATCTCTGCACTATTTTCTCCAAATGGTTTTATGTATAATAATTTCCTTACTCCAGGTATAACTGGTTTTTTAAAATCTTCTCTATTCCTTACGTCATCCAACCCAAGTAATAATACTCCATACCTACCAATACCTGTTAATCTATCCACTCTGGAAAGTAATGAACGTAATTTAAACTTCTTATTCAAATCATACCAAGACTGTTCAAATACTGTCTTTTCAGCATCTTCTGACTCTATTAATTCTAACTGTCCCTGCCAAGTAGCTTTTACTGGTCTGTCAATAATAGCTTTAGCAATATCCTGTCTGCTATATTGAGCCCAATAATCATCATAAGTAAGATTTGTAGGATATCCAAGTGATTTATATAAATCTCTGTCTCCTCCAAACTGTTGTCCAAGTTTTGCAGCTAAATTAGCTCGTGATAAAATAGCACTCGCTAAAACATGAAGTTCTTGACTAGACAAAGTTTGTACCTCTCTTATATGTTTTGTTCTTTCCATTATTGTATTCATTAAATCATAATTATAACTTACCCATTAATCTATGTAACCCATTTCATCTTATTTTAACTGAATCACTTATCCCATAATCATTATACTTAACATAACCTCCCCTTGTTACCTTAGAGATACCTTCCTGATCTCGTATTTCTTTCTTAATTATATTCTCGGTATCTGCTATCTGTTTAGGAACTTGTACGATCCTGTATATGCTGAATACCATTCCAAGTACAAGAATAGCCACCATCCCTACAAATACTTTGGGATATTTTTTAACAAAGCGATATTCTACAAGATCCGTTTCAAGCGTTGTCACCCGTCCGTTTGTCTTTGTTGTTTGTGACTCAATACGTTCAAGCCGTTCATGTACATTTTCAAATTGAGCGTGAATATGCTTTGTTAAACCCTCGAACTTTTCTTCAAGGTACATCCTGTAGTCTGGTGAGTCTGTCATTGGTATTAATATTTAGTGTTCAACTTTTCAAGCGTGGAATGAATCATCTCTCTTACTTCGGTGCGATCTGTAGTGTTCATGTTAGTTGTTTTGTTTGCCTGA